AAATGATTGTGGAATCTCCTCAAACTGAACTACTCTATCTGTACCAGTTGAATCATCTACCGTAAAGAATGTTGACGATAACTTATTACTAATTGTGCCACGACGAAGTGGGACATTAAAATATATGAAGTATGGCTTTGATTGATCAGTTGATGGTTCAAATCTTTTCTGAACACGAACAATTACTTTTGAACCAATAATAGAATTAGAATCGGTGGCATCAACTGCATCTTGAACTTTAGAAAGAATAAACTTAGAATCAAATTTATCCAAATAAGTTGTCTTATACGATAAAATAGAATTGCGAATGCCAGTTCTTAATTGATCTGCTGTTAAAATAGTTTTCTTTGGATCATATGTAATTGTAGGTGAAATCAACAAATACAGGAATTCTGGATCACGAATAATAGTTTGAACCGCAACAACTGCTTTTGGCTTAATAATCTCATCAATGATTCTTTGTTTTTCAGTATCCGACAGATAATAGTTTTGTCTTGGTTTCAATGCAATATACACACGACCATATGTTGGTGGAACCTCATCCTCACCACCCCATACCGATACCGAATCTACAGAAGGATAATTTTTCTTAATGTAAGATTCGTAATCTTTAAATGTTACCAAACGATTCTGCGTAGTAAATTGGAGAGGTGCAGAAAATTTAATTGCATCTACAGACTCACGTTCAGCACCCCCTGCGGATTCACCCACCGGATCGATTGCGAAGTTTGATAAACCATTACCTAATGAATCTGCTAGTGTCGATGTTGCAACAAAGTTATTTGCTTTGTTTGCAGCAGTACCATTTGTTATTAGGTAAGTCATCGACACTATGGAACCGTCAGGAATGCTTTTACCAATTACATTATTACCAAAATAGATGTCAAATCGTTGGTCTTTATTCTCTTGTAAATAAAATACTGGAGATGTTGTAGTTGCTTCAGACGCATCTGTAGCCAATGAATACATTTCAGATGCGGTATTCGATGCAGATATTTGTACGGAAATCGTAATAGTGGACGTATCAACACCATCATCTGGCACTGAAAAAACTTGTTTCGGATTTGCTGCTTGATTATGTGTATACGAATAAGTTACTAATTGACCTTCATGTATAGGTAAATTTAAAAAGTTAAAACTTGTATTTGATTTGGTTACTATCGTCTCATCAAGAGTTACGAATCCATAACTGATACCATCAATCTCATTTGAAAGGAAACGAAAACCTTTTGGAATAGTGACTGTGGCTGGTGTATCTGTAGTTGATGTTACGGTAAAATTTATATTTGCTTGTGGTGATTTACGTGAATACGGAACATAACCTAAAACTTTAGCATGGGATATAACAGAATCACGAAGCAGTGCTGTATCCAAGAACGATTCGTTGGCAATCATGTTTAGATAGTATGCTTGATAATGTGTATTGTAAGCAAGTAGGTCTAACAGAACACTTAAACCAGAACCTTCAAAATCATAGTCGGTAAACTCCGACTGTTGGTTTAGGAAGTTTTTTAAATTCTGTTTAATTGAGTCGAAATCGAGTTCTGTAACTCTTAAACGATTTGCCATCTTATCTAATTCTCTCTAAAAAAAAGTCAATCGTAATGGGATTTGGATTATTAATAATAAAAAATCTTAGGGTTACACTATATCGATTCTCATCTGGAGAAGCAGTTGCAACAATACTATCTATTGCTGCTCTAGGCTCATAGATGTCGATCATCTCAGCAATAGCATTTTCTAGCCTTGCTGCCATAATAGGATCAACATTTTCAAACAACATATTACGAACACCACTTCCAATGTCTGGTCTGAATGGACGTTCATAATGATTCGTTGAAACTAGATTTTTAATCGAATTAATAATCGCATATTCATTGATATGCTTAGTAATATCCTTTTTGATTGGATGTGCAGCAAAGTTCAGATCAAGGTCTTTGAAGGAACTTTGCGTTTCAATTACAGGATCATTTGAAGTTATTGTTGTTGACATCTTTTATTTATTCATCCTCCAGCGAAAACATTACCAGAACCGGAAGTTACGGTATGTCCAGAATACTCATCCCCTAACCGCCCAACACCTTTTCCATTAACAAATACTGTGCTTGAAAACGAAGTTAGAGCTACAGTGTGTGGCACACAAGAACTTCCGGCAGGAATCAGATGTACTTGACACAAATCTCCAGCACGAATTGCGCCAATGCTATTCACATTAACATCAGAGGAACCCTGATCCGTTACCGTTGTAGCATCACAGCCATGTCCTGTAGATATCGAATCTGTTCCTGATTTTCGAGCAACTGCTGGCATTATGGATTCAAATCTATTTTAGGTGCTTTGAGTGTCATATTTCCACCTGATGTTATCTTACATGTACCACCAATATCTGCTTGATAGTTACCACCAACAGTCATCTTTACATTACCATCAACAAAAATGGTAACATCACCTTTAACATAAACCTGTTCGCTACCAACAACAACTTCAAACTTATTTCTTTGAATTCTTTCAGAACGATCACCCAATGGACCATATTCAACATAAGAACCTGAACGATGATATAGGTGAACTCGTTCTGCATCCTTGGTATCATCAAACTCTAATGCATGTCCAGACTCGGATTCATATACACTGTTGTATGGATACTTGGCAGCATAGTAGGAATCAGGTTCTACTTTGCTTGCCTTCTTTGCTTTCTTTGCCACTACAATTTCAGATGGATACTTAGAATCATTTCTAGCCAAACGTGAAGTTGTAGGTTCGTCCAGTTTACGGGGATATGTTGTTGCCGACTCCGTTGGTTTAACTGGTGCCGTAGACAATTGGCTACCTGTTCTAGGATCACTAAATGCTTCTTGAGCATTTCCTGCCTTTAAAGGTATACCTGGAAACACACCAAGCATAACTGGTTCTTGTGCATTCTCACCATCGATAAAGAATCCAAATACCATGTCACCTTCTCTAGGTGTGTAAACAACATTCGTATTTACAGGTATACTTGGCATTGCCCACGGCAACGATGCTGTAGGTAATTGCATTTTATTTGTACTGTGCCAACCAACACAACGAACACGACAGCGACCCATCTTCAACGGGTCTTGTCGATCTTCAACAACGCCTGTCCACCAAACGAAGCCATTCTTACCAGCAAAATCCCCTCTTTGTTGATCCATTATATTGTGAATCCTTGAAGCATACGATTTTGATCTGGACTACTAACATATGTACTCTTATCGTTTGTAGAATCTCTAGCAACCTCAATTACTGTTTCGTGTTTATTGTATGTAATAATGTGCCTTGATGCGATAATTAAATACTTACCATCAACAGATAAATCTTTTTCAGCACCTTTCCTTTGTTTCTGAAAACCAGGTGCAGTAAGATTAATGTTGTAACCTGATGTCAAATGAAAATTACCAGGCATAACAAGTTTGATTCTTGAATTAGTTAAGTTAGACAATAATGCTTTTCTTTGAAAAATATAATCTTGTTGATTTTCGACTTTTGAAATTGAAGTTGGATCGTTTGCTTTAATGTATGCACTATCTTTTCTAGTTGAACCGAAGAGACTAACAACTTTTCTTGAATCGAATGTTGTTAATGTTGAAGTTCCATCTCTATTAACCACCTCAGTTAATTTAGCACCCTTGTTTGCATGTTCCATCTTTTCATATTGATCAGAAAAGTTTAAAGATTTTGCGCCAAAATTTCTAGTCATTGGATCAAATCCAATAAACGTTCCAGCATTAACTCCATCCACAATAGCACCTATTGAATCATTTTGTACAATAGGTTCAAAATGTCTAGCCGCACTCAATTCCTCAAGATCACTTTTATCTTGATTCTTTGCTTCAAATCTGATATCTAATACAGTGTCCCTAACTAACAAATTTGAAAGAGATTCAAAATTAAATCCTGTGCTGTTGCGATAAAATACAAAATTAGGTGAGTTCCTAATATCAACTGCTCTTTTAGCACACCACTCGATTGCTTCAAGTGGAGTTAAATTGGGTACAATAATCTTTTTTAGTCCAAATGAAGAATCAATTATGCCCACATCGCTTGGAACAACTTTTAAATAATTCGATAATATTTTTCCAGCAACATCTGAATAGGTTGATTCATAACTTTGATTAACTCTTTGTTGAAATGAGAAGAGAAATTCATCTGAACAGAAGTGAATAATATATGATTCACTACCACCATTAATATTTGTTCTTGACGATTGTTTGTATATACGGAATGCTTTTTTAAAAGCGGCAATATCAGAACCTTTTGATTTTTCAATATGTATTGCCATGACTTCCGAACCATCGAAAGCAAGTTTACCAGAAAGACCTACCGCTTCCTTAATCACTACACTGCCAGAGATTGTAGGTAGAAAAAGAGAATCATGTATATTCAATTCTAAAAATAAATTGGTAATATCAACTACACCACCCTTAGTTACAATACTCATTTGTTTAACTCTAAATGAGGATGCATTAGGTAAAGAAAAATTAGTTATCATGACGGATTGATTATGTCCTTAAATTCTTCGAAGACAGAATCCATATATTCGGGCTTCAATAATCTTATATCTCTTTTACTCTCATTCAAATCAATCTCGTAATCATAATATGTTTGCGTTGCTTTAGTAATTACTTCTGTTATTTTGCTTCCATCTTGTAATGTATATACTGTAGTAGTTACTGGTAAACTCGTATGAGTGTTTGCATCAATTTCTATTTTCTCTACGATTTGATTTTTAGTTGCTTTGGAACTTGTACGTGTAACTGTTTTATAATAAGTTTTAACATTACCCGCATCCTGTGCCCATTGAATTCCTGTCAGAAATGGTGAATGCCTAGCACCATTTGCAGAATATTTGTCGTTAATGTGTGTTATTAACGTTCTTTGATCCAATGGCCAATCATATTGCGGATCAATAATATTGTTGAACAGTAAAACCATCCAATGCTTTTCTGGATCAGAATAAATCTTTGAGGCAATGATTTCAGGTGTATCCGAATCTTTAACTTGATAGTTATAGAATGATGAAGTATTATTTTTTACATCATCCTGAAAACTAAATCGTGCAATGATATTCGTAACAACATCCAAATTTGGAGCATTGTTTGCATTTGAATAATAAGTTACAGGATAGTGATTGAAAAAATTAGCCATTATCGTGACCAGTTATAATCGTTTACTTTATTTAAACCTCTAATACCAGATTCTTGACGAATAGTATTTTTTGTAATGTATTGAGTTTCTTTAAAGTTTAATGTTAATTGAATTCCAACTGGCATACCTGTTCCACCAATTGAAGGTTCATTTTCACCATACACTTCATACGCTGAGAATCCGTTTGGTGCATAATTTACATCCATAGTTTCCAAAACACAATTTAATATCATAGGTAAGTTTGGATTTTCTTTACCAGCATAGTAAAATTTTATTCCAAAATTTGTTGGAGGTATTAAAAGACCACCACCACCATCTGGTGCTTGATGATATCTAAACAGTTGAATAATTTTTTGAACTTCTAATGCTTCAGCACTACTTCTAGGGTAGAAGAAAAATTCGAATTGGAATGAACGAAAATCTGGAGAAGAGTATATTAATTCCAACATTGGATTGATAACCGCTTTACCACCACCGAATAACATTGAACGAGTTGAATCATCACCGAGTCCAATTTTACCAGCAAGTTTTTGTGCTGCCATTTTTCCAGGTGCAGAAGCCATGATCTCATTTGCGGCAGCACCAAATTTATTCATAAATCCAGTATTTTTTCCAACTGCTTCAGAAATGCTTGATGCTAGGTCACCACCACCAGCAAGTAATTGACCAGTAAATTCGTTACCTGGACGTAGAGAATCATATGCTTGTTGGCTAGTAAATGCTATTGTATCTGGCATGTAAAGTGCTATGACATCTTCGGTTCTTTCACCAGGACCTTTTTTATTAAACTTTTCATTAGACTGTGTAATATCGGATAGTTTATTTGCAATATTTTTATTTACAGTTTGCCTGGCTTGGCTTTGTATATTTCCTGAATTTGCAAAGTTGTCGAGTGCCTCCCCAACTTTTGCTCCAACTTTGCCAGTGCCTTTTAGTTTAGTCAAACCTTGATTGACTAAATCTTCACCCTTTGATACTAAACTGTTTATTTTGTTATTGATCTGATCAGCAAAACCACCAGCAATAAATCTATCTGTTTTAGCGTTTGATGGAAGTTGAGAACCATTGTTAACTGGTGCAAGACTATCGTACTTACCATGACAGAAGAACATCACATAATGTCCCTTGTCTGCGCTGCCAACATCGATTGGATATTTGAAAGTGTCTGTTTTAAATGCACTTTCTTCTAACTTGAATAGTGGACCAGAACGTTTTGGTTCTTGATTAATTTTAATATCGCTAAGTCCGAAAAAAGCCATGATTGTCCTAAGTAGATTGCCTAGATAGTATTTATGTCATATAAAGGTAAATTTATCCCCAAAAACCCACAAAAATACAAGGGTGATGCAACCAAAATCATCTATCGGTCATCGTGGG